TGTTAGATAACGTGTTGGGAATTACAGATGTTGTGGAAACAAGAACATCTCAAGTAACCTTACCAGAGGTTATTCCACCACAAGTCACATCTGAAGATGTAGACAATGATTATAAATATCAGAGAGAAAACTTTTATCGTCTGGTAGAAAGAGGACAGGATGCAATTGATGGAATTCTTGAACTCGCAAAAGAAAGCGAACACCCAAGGTCTTATGAAGTTGCTGGTCAGTTAATTAAGAATGTTGCAGATGTAACGGAAAAACTTGGTGACCTTCAAGAGAAAATGAAGAAACTCAAGGAAGTTCCAAACACTGCACCAAAGAATGTAACAAATGCATTGTTTGTCGGTTCAACCGCTGAACTGCAAAAAATGTTAAAAGGAAAAGAATAATGCCAACATTAACTACAATAGGTAACGGTGCAATCCAAGGTTCTGGAACGACACTTGCAAACGCAGATGTTAATAAGGCTGTCGGTGGTGATTCACTAATCATCTTTGACACCTCTGCAACGACACTGAAAAGAGTTAGTGCATCTGGTCTTGGTGGTGGTAAGTTTCTAGGAGAAACCTCTGGTGGTGCTGGAGATATTATTCGTGTCCATGAAAACGAACTAAACACAAGTGTTGCTATTGATGCAAACAACAATGGATTGGCCGCAGGCCCACTAACAATTGCAAGTGGAGTAACACTTACAATCAACGGTGAACTTTCGGTGGTATAGACATGAGTAAGATTTCAGTAACAACAATAGCAGGACTAACATCTGGTGGAGATGCAAACAAAGTCAAGATTGACTCAAGTAATACTTTTCATGTGCCTGGCCATGCGGCTGTTGGTGCAGATGTAGTAGACGCAACAAGAGCATTAACAGTTGTTGGTGCATCTGATGGTACTGGTAGTTCAATAATCGTTGGTTATAACTCAAGTCTTGCATCAAAGTTTTCTGTAAGAGATGATGGTTATGTAAATGTAGGAAACGGATTAAATTTAGCAGATGGAAATTTATCAGTTGCAAGTGGTCATGGAATTGATTTTAGTGCTGGTGGTAATGCTGCTGGTATGACAAGTGAACTCCTTGACGATTATGAAGAAGGCAGTTTTACTCCAACTTTTTCTAATGGTATTACTAGTGCTACTTATTCAACTCAAATAGGACGTTATACTAAGATAGGAAACATGGTGTTCTTCTCAATATTTTTGAGAGCTAATGGTGGAACTGCAAATTCTGGTCACGTTACTATAACTGGCCTTCCTTTCACTGCTAACAGTTCACTGAATCAAGAAGCTGCTTGGTTCTCATATAATGGTGGATTTTATAATAATGCAAATGCAACTGGAGCATGGCTCGTTTTAGGTAATAGTACTTCGATGGCATTTTATAGACAAACAGATGGTGCTGCTTTAGCGGGCACTAGTAGTGGTATGGCAACTAATTTAAATGGCGATTGTAGAATAGCAGGATTTTATAGAACATAATAAATAAGGTTAATAGGAGAATATAATGGCAGAAATTAAAGTGACAGTATCAGACACACAAGTAAAGTGTCTTGAGTATGCTGCTTATTCAGTTCAAGATTGGTGTGATAATGCAATTCATAATCGTGCTCGTCTTGCACAAGAAGAGATTATTGCAGCTCTAGTCGCACACTGCAATGAAAAAGGTATTTCAATTGCAACTGGAGCAGACGCACAAGTTGCTCAAGCGTATGAACTGAAGGTAGTTGATACTGCAAAGAATATTACTGATAATGCACCAAAGTCACCTTCGTCAGAATAAGGAAAACTTAGATGTCATCCAAGATTAAAGTAGATACCATTGAAAATGTTGCTGGTTCTGGAAATGTAAGTCTGGGGTCTGGACATAATCTTGTGGTGCCTGGTGACCTTACGGTAGATACTACAACACTAAAAGTAGATAGTACTAATAACAGAGTAGGCATTGGTACTGCATCTCCAACACAAGATTTAACAATTGTAAACTCTGGTAGTGCAAGAATGGAGTTGGTATCTGGAACTAGTGGTACATCTATTATTGATATGGGTGATAGTGCTGATAAAGATATTGGTGGTATTCGGTACGCACAAGGTACAGATACAATGCAGTTTAGAGCGGGCAATGATGTTCGTATGTCTATTGATGGTAGTGGTCGTGTATTAATTCCTAATCAACCAGCATTTTCAATAAGACATTTTAATACTTCCAGTAGTGCCAGTGCTCGTAACATAGGTAGCACTGCTGAGGGTGGTTCTGTAACAGTATTTACTAATGTCGGAAGTCATTTTAGTAATACTAATGGTCGATTTACTGCTCCTGTTGCTGGTACTTACTTCTTTATGGCAAGTTCTTCTCCTGGCTCGGCTTCTAACTCTGGTACTGTAATTTTGAAAAACGGCAGTGGTCAATTTACACAAACTGGTTATCATTATAGTGCAGCTTATAACGGCACGGCGGTAGGTACTACTATAACTTTGGCTGCATCTGATTATGTTATAGCCCAATTCCAACCATTTAATTCTCAGACTGACACCATGTATGATGCTGGATTTTGTGGATTTTTGATAGGATAAAAATATGTCAACAATTAAAGTAGATACAATTGCAACAAGAACTGGTTCTGGGAACATAACATTAAGTAATAATGTTGCATCACTCACAAGTGCTGGTGCGATTAGTGGTACAAACCTTACTGCATCTGGAACACTTGGTGTCACTGGCGCATCCACCCTCACTGGTGGGTTACAAACTGGTAGTACTGCTGGTGTTTCTTCTGCACCTATTGTTACCGTAATTAGTAGTGGTAATAGTCTTGAATGGGGTCACAGTAATGCTGCTGGTTATCGCTCAACTCTTGGTGCGTTAAGTGGTGGTGGTCAACCATTTATTGCTTGGTCAGCCGAACATGGAACAGATGCAAATACATACAAAACCAGAGGACTTAAAGGTGCTGTAATTCAAGCAGACAATATTGGTGGATTGTCATTTAGAAGTGTCACGAATGCGAATGCAGATAATCAAACAGCAGTCACTAATATGACTATTGAAAATGCTGGTGCTACCATAATATCTCCAGCTGGTACTGAACTTGCACGATTTACTGGTTCACAATTTATGGTGGGTAAAACTGTTGGAAACTTTACTACTGCTGGTAGTATCCAACAAGACGCAACAGCAGATGGTTCTCCTGCTTATTTTTATCAAATTAAAACTTATAGTGGAACAAGAAATGCTTGGTTGAATTATCATAACGGTACATATATTGGTGGTATGAACATGACCAACACTGCCACAAGTTTCCCAACATCTTCAGATGAGCGTTTGAAAAAGAATATCAAGGATGCACCTTCTGGTGGTGACAAAATAGATGCTATGAAAGTTCGTAGTTTTGATTGGAAAGTTGATGATAGTTTTCAAGAGTATGGACTTATTGCACAAGAACTTGAAAAAGTTTATGATTGGCCTGTTGAACAACTTGATAATGGGGATGCTTACACCATTGATTATACCAAACTTGTTCCTATCATGTTAAAAGAAATACAGGACTTGCGAAAACGAGTTGCAGCCTTAGAAGCATAAATAACTTTATACCTCTAGTGGATTCTGGGGGCGGACAAAAGGAGAAAAATAATGGCGATTACAAAACGTACAGAAGAAGATAAAATTGAAGTAGTAGGCGAGTTCAAGCACATTCAAGTAAGAACTGCTACTATTATTGAAGAAGATGGTGTAGAAATTTCACGTTCTTATCACCGTCATGTTGTTGGGCCAAATGATGATTCATCCAACGAAAGTGCAGATGTTAAAGCAATGGTTGCACAGTTTCATACTGATGCAGTTAAGGCTGCACACAAAAAGCACACAGAGGATAACGAACCAGCATCTGAATAAATAGTTGCATGACTGATGCAAATCACTATCTAGGCAACCCCCTTCTAAAGAAAGCAAATGTTCCTGTCGAATGGACAGAAGAACAGATTCTTGAATATAAGAAGTGCATGGAAGACCCCATGTATTTCTGTATCAAATATATCAAGATTGTTTCTTTAGATGAGGGGTTGATTCCTTTCAATATGTTTCCATTTCAAAAAGAGATGGTTGGAACAATTCATAATAACAGATTTACGATATGTAAGTTACCAAGACAGTCTGGTAAGACAACCACGATTGTGTCTTATATCTTGCACTACGTTCTATTCAACCCCAACATGAATGTTGCTATTCTTGCGAACAAGGCTGCAACTGCGAGAGATATCTTGTCACGTTTGCAACTTGCATATGAGAATTTACCCAAGTGGTTGCAACAGGGAGTAATGTCTTGGAACAAAGGTTCACTGGACTTGGAGAATGGGTCACGCATTGTTGCATCATCCACATCATCTAGTGCAGTTCGTGGTGGTTCTTACAACATGATATTTTTGGATGAGTTTGCATTCGTACCACATAATGTCGCAGAGGATTTCTTTAGTTCTGTGTATCCTACGATTTCATCTGGTAAAACAACTAAGGTGATTATTGTTTCCACACCAAATGGTATGAATATGTTTTACAAACTCTGGTCTGATGCAGAATCAGAAAGAAACTCATATGTTCCCATTGAGGTTCACTGGTCAGAGGTGCCTGGCCGTGATGAGAAATGGAAAGAAGAAACTATTGCAAACACCTCGCAAGAACAGTTTAATCGTGAATTTGAGTGTGAGTTCTTAGGTTCTGTCAATACACTCATACACCCTACAAAGATTAAGTCGATGGTGTTCGATGACCCAATTCAAAGAAACGCTGGTATTGATGTGTATGAGAACCCCAAAGAAGGACACACATATGCACTTGTAGCAGACGTTGCAAGGGGTACAAATAACGACTATTCTGCGTTCATTGTGTTTGATGTAACGCAACTACCGTACAAGATTGTCGCAAAGTATCGTAATAATCAAATCAAACCTCTACTATTTCCTACAATTATACATCAAGTCGCAAAGGGGTATAACAAAGCATATGTGATGGTTGAGGTCAATGACATTGGTGAACAGGTCGCAACTGCAATGCAATATGATTTAGAATACGACAATCTAGTTATGGCATCCATGCGTGGTCGTGCTGGACAGATACTTGGTGCTGGTTTCTCTGGCGGTAAGGCTCAACTTGGTGTAAGAACAACTAAAGCAGTAAAAACACTAGGATGTTCAAACCTTAAACAAATGGTTGAGACAGATAAACTTGTAATCAATGATTATGATTTAATTGATGAGTTGTCCACATTTGTGCAACATGGTCAATCATATCAGGCAGAAGAAGGACACACAGATGACCTTGCAATGTGTTGTGTGTTGTTTGCGTGGATGACAAACCAACAATATTTTAAAGAACTTACTGATATTGACCTCAGAGAGAAAATGTTCTTAGAACATCAAAATCAACTAGAACAAGACATGGCTCCATTTGGATTTTACTCTGATGGATTAGATGATGATAATGTTGGTGAAATGGTGGATGAGTATGGTACACGTTGGTCACCTATCGTCAGAAGTTACGATACAAATTGGTAAAACACTATATAATCTCAATAATATCGTTTTCCAACTTTAGGTAACAATTAGCACAAACAATTTTAGATTGGTCGATAAGTTTGATAACATCTTGTCTGGACTGACTATTTAAACCTTTACGCTTAGAAAGAGAACGTATTTTAGAGTCATGTGGATAGAACTGTAGACACGCAGTCTCTTGTTCACCACAATGACAACAGGATTGATTTGCAAGGAATTCATTGACCCAGATTGCTCTCTTACGATAGTTTCTCTTTGTCACTTCTTTTATGGTTTCCTTGTATTGTTTATAATGTGTCATGAATCTATTTATATGCAGAGGTGCATATAAAAATAGGTTTTGAAAACTATGATTTGATAAATATAGTAGAAGTGAACAACTTTAATATAAAGTAATAGGAGAAACAAAAATGCCTTTTCAATTATCGCCTGGCGTTCTTGTTAAAGAAGTAGACCTTACCAATGTTGTTCCTGCTGTTGCCACATCAATCGGTGCCGTTGCTGGTGCGTTTGAGAAAGGCCCCGTTGGTGAAATTACACCAATCGGTTCAGAACAGGAACTTGTCAAAGTCTTCGGTAAACCAAACGGAAGTAACTTTGAAACATTCTTTACTGCTGCAAATTTCTTGCAATACGGTAACGCACTAAGAGTGGTTCGTGCCGAAAGTGCAATTCTAAATGCAACAAGTGGTGGTTCTGGTTTGCTCATCAAGAATACCGATGATTATTTAAACAACTACTCCGCTGGACAAGGTTCTAGTGGTGAGTGGGGTGCAAGAACTGCTGGTACACACGGCAACTCACTTGGTGTATCCATGTGTACAAATGCAACCGCATACGAACAGCACTTGGCAAATTCTAACCAAACAGTTGGTGAAGATGCTAAAGATTCAACAGTGATTGCAGTTGACAGTGGTGCTGCATTTAACGTGGGTGATTTAATTGCATTCTCATCCGCTGACGCATCATCAAATGCTGCTAATTTTACACACATTGTTGGTGATGAAGGTAATGAATACGAAATTACCGAAATCAATACAAATAACCTCACAGTAAAACTAAAAGATGACCCAAATGGAAAGGGTGTACAAGCAATCATTCCAGATAATACGTTTATTCGTAGACGTTGGAGATTTTATGACTTGTTTGATGCTGCTCCAGGCACATCAACTTACGCAACTGGTAAAGGCCTTATTGGTGATGAAATCCATGTTGTTGTATTTGATAGAACTGGTGACATCTCTGGTTTTAGAGCAGATACAAACGGTGAAAGAACTAATTCTGTTCTTGAAACATTCGGTGGTGTATCACAGGCCGCATCTGCTAAAACTCCACAGGGTGGAACAAACTTTTATGTAGATGTAATCTATAATCAGTCAGAGTTTATCTACTGGTTAGACCATGACAGTTCACTGTCAAATGCTGGTACAGACCCAGTTGCTGGTACTACATTCGCATCGACTGCTGGTAAAGGTGGTGTCAAAGATGATAACCTTGCTGGTGGT